TATGGAAATTACTGATACTAAACCATTCTTGTGGGTGGAAAAGTGGGCACCAGAATCTGTTGATGATTTGATTCTTACTAAAAGTGTAAAGGAGTTTTTCACTAATGTAGTAAGTGAGGGGCAACTGAATCAAAATCTTATCTTACAAGGTTCTCAGGGTTGTGGTAAAACTCAAACTATTAAAACTCTCTGTAAGATTACAAAACAGGATGTTTTGTTTTTGAATGGTTCTTCTGAGGGTAGATATTTGGATACTATTCGCAATCAAGTCATTAATTTTGGAACTACTGTTTCTATGTTTAATGATAAGAAAAAAGTAGTATTCTTTGATGAGTTTGATGGGACAACTAATGATGTGATGCTTTGTCTTCGTGGAGTGATTGAGCAACTTCACAATAATGTATGCTTTATTTTTACATGCAATAATCTTAATAAAATTATTGAACCAATTCAATCAAGGTGTGTTGTTCTTAAATATACTCCTATTCCAAAGAATGAAAGACCTGAGTTGATGGTATCTATTTTCAATAGAATGTCTCACATTCTTGACGAGGAAAATATTGAATATGATAAAAAAGTTGTAGCAGAACTTATCAAAAACTATTTTCCAGATACAAGGCAACTCCTCAATACTCTTCAAAGGTATTCTACGGGAGGTAAAATTGACTCTGGTATTCTTGCAACTTTTTCTGATGTATCTGTAAATGAACTTATCAAATCCCTCAAAGACAAAAATTTCACAGAAGTTCGTAAGTGGGTGGTCTCCAACCTTGACAACGATGCTCATGTTCTACTTCGCAGGGTTTATGACGCCGCTTATGATTACCTTACACCCGCGACTATCCCTGCTGCCGTTCTTGTTATTGCTAAGTATCAATACCAATGTGCGTTCGTGGCTGACCAAGAAATAAATCTTCTTGCTGCTCTTACTGAAATTATGGTGGAGTGTGAATTCAAATGAATTTTTATAAAATTGATTATAAAAGTCTAAAAGAAGACAAGATCAAGACCACTCCAGATAATGTTAGAGAAGCAAACGAAGCATTATTTCGCGCACAGATGACTCTTCCCGCTGCTGCAAAGCACTGTGGTATGACGCAGAAAGAAATGAAAATGACTTTCCTTGAATATTTGAAGTACCATCCCACTGATTATGAATTCTAATTTTCAAAAACTGACAAAAAAACAACAAGATAGACTTGTTGATTATGCACATATTGTTTTTACAGATTTAAATGCTCAAAGTGAAAACTGGAAAAAATACAGAGACAATAGACATTGTGTTCGAGCAATCACTCATGGAAACTATGATAGGATTCACACACTCTCAGTTCCTTCTGGATTGATCAGTCAAAATGCATTAGAAGAAAAGAGAAAAAATAAAAAATTTATACCAACAAAGGATCACTGCTATAGACCTCAGTTCATGATTCAAATGTTCATGGATAAACCTGATGTATTTTTGACTAACTTTGAAGTATTTTTAGATTATATTATCATTGCTGCTACTACTATTCTTATTACTGCAGATGAAAATGAAAAACTGAAAAATTTTACTAAAAATAAAAATGGTAAAATAACCATTAAAGTTCCAACTGATAAAATTTATAAAGAGGCAAATATTCCTCTTTTTGAATATACTGGTGGTGTAGGTTGGTGGAAAAAAGATTTGAAACCCGCTAGCAATTATTTAATTACACCAAAATCCTATCTTGAATATGAAGAGGCGTTTTTGGAATGAGTTTACTTTCGGAAGAAAAATCTATTTGGGCTGCAAATCAATTTATAGAATATTATTCTAAGTTTAATCGAATTGATGATTATCTTAGGTATGTAAAATCAAGTAGAATGTCAAATTCTTCAGGAAAACTTTTTGGCCCTGAAGATGAGATATTCTCTAACTTTGAGGTGCATCCAAATGATATGTCATTTTCGATTCATGAAGTTGATACAAGTAATAAACCAAAATCAAAGTATAATCAAGATTTATATTCTGAGATTTTGAATATAACTGCATCAAATGCTATCGAAGAAGCAATTCCAGGTAGAACAATTAAATGGGTAGTTACTGAAGACACAACCAAAAAAGTCGTTGGGGTTATTAGGTTTGGATCTCCAACAATTAACTCAAAACCAAGAAATGAATATTTTGGCGAAGTTCTTCCACTGTCGGTGATTAATAATGAATTTGTAATGGGATTTAATATTGTCCCAGTACAACCGTTTGGATATAATTATCTTGGTGGGAAATTACTTGCTCTTTTAGCATCTTCTAATAAGTTGAAAAGAGATTTTGATAAGAAGTATGGAACAGATCTAAAATACTTTGAAACAACTTCATTGTATGGAACTACAAAAGGTGTATCAATGTATGATGGGTTAAAACCATACATTAGACACATTGGAGATACTGAAAGTAAATTTCTACCATTGTTCCATGATGATTACTTTAGAGATTTATTCTGGTGGTTTAATAACAATGCCAATGGTGGGGAAAGATTAATCTCTGCAGATAAGTCTTCAAAGAAATTAAAAATACAAACTAAAATGATTTCAATTATTCGTAATTCTTTGAAAGACAAAGATAAGTTGAAAGAGTTTAATGAATGTATAGAACATGCCAAATCTTTGACAGAAAAAAAACGGTATTATATTTCAAAGTTTGGATATGAACCAGAAGAAGTTATTGACTGGTGGAAAAAGAAAGCGACCAAACGATATGAAAAACTAAAAATTGAAGATAATTTAAGAACTGAACTTGAATTATGGAAACTTGGATCTAATTTGGAAATTATTCGATGACTATTGAATTAAAAGATTGGTTAAACTCGATCAATCAGACGAAGCAACACCTGATTGATGAAGACCCTTCGCTTGAGAAGGAATATGTCCCTTATATTATCAATCGCTGCCTCTCGGGGCACATTGATTGTATTATGTTTGCGAATGAAATGAATCGATATCATTTCCTCCCAAAAAAGATGCAATATGACTTTTTTATAAATAGTCTGAGGAAAAAGAAGAGATTTTCTCCCTGGCTCCGTCAAGATAAAATCAAAGACCTTGATTATGTCAAACGTTATTATGGATATAGTAATGAGAAGGCAAAACAAGCTTTGAGGATTCTTACCAAAGAACAACTAACATTTATAAAATCGAAATTTGAAACTGGAGGAACAAAATGAGTGTCGTTCAAGAACCTGAAGTGAAGTGGACGCCCGACCAAATGGTGGAAGTGATCCTTAATGAACCTGATGATTTTCTTAAGGTTCGTGAGACTTTGACCCGCATCGGAGTTGCTTCAAGAAAAGAAAAGAAAATCTATCAATCTTGCCATATTTTACATAAGCAAGGTAGATATTATCTTGTTCACTTTAAGGAACTGTTTGCTTTGGACGGCAAACACGCAAACCTGACCGTAAATGACGTTCAACGTCGCAATCGTATTGCCCAACTTCTTGCCGATTGGGGACTTATTGAGATTGTTGATGTTAAAAAGATTCAAGATATTGCTCCACTGAATCAAATCAAGGTTCTTTCTTATAAGGACAAGGGTGATTGGATTCTAGAAACCAAGTATAATATTGGTGCTAAAAAGAAAAAGGTAGAGGATGCCGAATAAAAAAGAGCGGGTTTTGCACCCGCCTTTTTTGTAAGAAGTATTATAATTATATACGGATGCCGAAAGGGTCCACAAAACACAAACTCGCTTTTAAAGGAGCTACCATAATGACTAACCTTACAAGGTATACTGCTGCGGATCTTCCTGCCTTAATGGAAAGAATTACGCGCAATAGCATTGGAATGGACGAATATTTTGATCGTTTATTTAATCTTCATGAAACTACAACCAATTATCCTCCATATAACTTAGTTCAAATAAATAATGTTGAGTCTCATTTGGAACTAGCATTAGCGGGATTCAAGAAAGGAGAAGTAAATGTGTTCACAGAGTATGGAAAACTTTTTGTCGAGGGACAAAAAGCAGATACCGAATCGGATAGGACGTTTATCCACAAGGGAGTGGCTAGCAGAAGTTTTAAACGAGCGTGGACTTTATCCGACGACACAGAAGTCCGCGAAGTCACATTTGAAGACGGACTTCTACGGATCGTACTTGGGAAAGTAGTTCCAGAACATCACACTAGAAAGGACTATCTCTAAATAAAATAAAAACTTATGAAAACCTTCGCCCACTTTCTTAATGAGATAAAAACCATTAAGTATCCTATGGCAAAAGCACATAAGGTTTATATGAAGGGAAAAGTTCAGAATGTTCCTGTTGGTAAAGCAGTTCCATTCAACCCTGGTGGTGGTGGATGTGGGCACGAAGAAGAATAAATATAATTGAATATCGTCGGCGTGGGAGGCAACTGGCAAAATCCAGTTGACACCTCCCCTTTTTATTGCTATAATGAGTTGAGGATGATCTGAAAAATGTCAATTAAACTAGTACTACTAAAATCTGGGGAAACTGTGATTTCTGATGTAAAGGAATTGGTTTCTGAAGAGAAGATATGTGGATATGTTTTTGAAAATCCATATAAAGTAATTACTGAAAGAAGTATAGTACTTTCGGAAGAAATTGAGTATGATGCTAAGATACAAGTATCTCTAACTCCTTGGATTATCTTAACTGAAGATACTCAAATGTTAGTAACAACAGATTGGGTTATAACTTTAGTGGAACCAATTAAATCACTTAAACAAATGTATGAGGAGAAAGTAAATGGAGAAAACAATCAAGTGTCTTTTACTGAAAGTTGATAATGTTATTGTGACTGAAATTATTGAAATTGGGTCTGAGTTAGGAGAACCTGATTGTAAGTTAATTAATCCTTGTGAAATAGACTCTGAAGGAAACTTAACCCCATGGCCTAATGTTACTGATCAAAGAGAGATGATGATCCATTCAGATAGTATTTTGACTATCGTTGATCCTAAAGAAGAAATTGTCAAAAAGTATCTTGAATTGACTGCCTAATGAGATTCTACACAAACGTGCAAATGGTCGGGGATCACTTCCTTGTCCGAGGTTATGAAGATGGTAAACACTTTATGACTCGGGAGAAGTTTAACCCGACCCTTTTTATTCCTTCAAATAAAAAAACTAAACATCAAACTCTTGATGGAGACTATGTTGAATCTATTCAACCTGGATGTGTTCGTGATTGTCGAGAGTTTATTAAAAAATATGAGGGAGTAGAAAATTTTAAGATCTACGGAAACACTCATTACATTTATCAGTATATTTCTGAATTATATCCCGAGGATGAAATTAGGTTTGATACCAATAAAATTAAAATTACCACTTTGGACATTGAGGTTGCTTCTGAAAATGGATTCCCTGATGTAGAATCTGCTTCAGAAGAAGTTCTTCTAATTACAATTCAAGATTATTCAACCAAGCAAATTAGAACATGGGGTAAGGGGCAGTTTATTAACAAACAAAATAATGTCATTTATAGGGGATTTGAAACAGAAAGAGAATTGCTTGATGACTTTATTAATTGGTGGATGATTGAAGAAAATACTCCAGAAGTTGTAACTGGATGGAATAGTGAGCTTTATGATATTCCATATCTTGTCCGAAGAATTGATAGAATTCTTGGTGAAAAATTAATGAAGAGATTGTCTCCTTGGGGTCTTGTCACTGAAAGGGAAACTTATATTGCAGGTCGTAAACACATCTCTTATGATGTTGGTGGAATTACTCAACTTGATTATTTAAATCTTTATAAGAAATTTACTTATAAAGCACAGGAATCTTATCGACTTGATTACATTGCTGAAGTGGAACTTGGTCAGAAAAAACTAGACCACTCCGAGTTTGATACTTTCAAAGATTTCTATACCAAAGGTTGGCAGAAGTTTGTAGAGTATAACATCATTGACGTAGAACTTGTTGACCGTATGGAAGACAAGATGAAACTGATTGAACTTGCAATTACGATGGCGTATGATGCGAAAGCAAATTATGCCGATGTATTTTCTCAGGTAAGAATGTGGGACACTATTATTTACAATTACTTGAAAAAAAGAAATATTGTAATTCCTCCCAAAGAAAAAACTGAAAAGGATTCAAAGTATGCTGGTGCCTATGTAAAAGAACCAATTCCTGGAATGTATGATTGGGTTGTGAACTTTGACTTAAATTCTCTGTATCCTCATTTGATTATGCAGTTTAATGTGAGTCCAGAAACTCTTTCCGAAGAAAAACATCCGACTGTAACTGTGGATAAAATTCTTAATAAAGAATTGACATTTGAACTTTATAAAGATTATGCAGTTTGTGCAAACGGTGCTATGTACCGTAAGGATGTTCGTGGATTTCTTCCAGAATTGATGGAAAAGATTTATCAAGATCGTACCATTTACAAAAAGAAGATGCTTGCTGCTAAGCAAGAGTATGAAAAGAAAAAAACTAAAGAATTAGAAAAGGAGATTGCTCGGTGTAATAACATCCAAATGGCAAGGAAGATTCAACTTAACTCTGCTTATGGTGCTATCGGCAATCAGTATTTCCGTTATTACAAACTAGCAAATGCTGAGGCAATCACCTTATCTGGTCAGGTTGCAATCCGCTGGATTGAAAACAAACTCAATCAGTATCTTAATAAACTATTAAAAACACAAGAGGTTGATTATGTTATTGCTTCAGATACTGATTCTGTGTATCTTAATATGGGTCCTTTGGTTGAAACTATATACAAAGGAAGAGAGAAAACTACTGAAGGCGTTGTTTCGTTCCTTGATAAGGTCTGTAAGGTGGAACTTGAAAAGTATATTGAAGGTTGCTACCAAGAACTGGCTGAGTACGTGAATGCTTATGACCAGAAGATGCAGATGAAGCGTGAGAACATTGCCGAGCGTGGAATCTGGACTGCTAAAAAGCGTTACATTCTTAACGTTTGGGATAGTGAGGGTGTTCGATATGAAGAACCTAAACTCAAAATGATGGGAATTGAGGCAGTCAAGTCTTCTACACCAGCACCTTGTCGTAAAATGATTAAGGATGGACTGAAACTAATGATGAGCGGCACTGAAGAAGATGTGATTGAGTTTATTGAAAAATGTCGAAAAGAGTTTAAAAAACTCCCCCCAGAGCAAATTGCATTTCCAAGAACTGCTTCTGATGTTCGTAAGTATCAATCATCATCTACAATTTATGCCCACAAAACTCCTATTCATATTCGCGGAGCACTTCTTTTTAATCATTATATAAAGGATAAAAAACTTACCAACAAGTATTCATTAATTAGTAATGGCGAAAAAATAAAATTTGTTTATTTGAAAAAACCAAACATTATTCGAGAAAATATTATTTCGTTCATTCAAGATTTTCCAAAAGAACTTGGTCTTGACAAATATATTGATTATGAACTACAATTTGAAAAGAGTTTTATTGATCCACTTAAATCCATACTTGATTCAATAGGGTGGTCAGTGGAAAAAACAAATAGTTTGGAAAATTTTTTTCTATGATAAAATTACCAATAACCGAAAAAGAATTGGAATATATCATAAGTGTAGTGAAAAGAAATAATCCTTCACTTTACAACAAACTATGGTCATACAAAATGAATTACATTATTAGGAACAAGGAGAAGAACAATGGACTTTCTTAAAGAAATCGTAAAAGAAGTAGGTGGGGAGTATACAAAACTAGCATCAGATATTGACGAGACGGAAACTTATGTTGATACGGGTTCATATATTTTTAATGCACTGGTTTCAGGTAGCATATTTGGCGGTGTATCTGGGAATAAGATTACTGCTATTGCTGGAGAGTCTTCTACTGGAAAGACTTTTTTCTCTCTCGCCGTGGTTAAGAACTTTCTTGATAATAATCCCGATGGTTACTGTCTCTACTTTGACACTGAGGCTGCTATCACTAAATCTCTTGTAGAGTCCCGTGGAATTGATACTTCTCGTCTTGTAGTTGTTAATGTTGTTACGGTAGAAGAGTTTCGTGGAAAGGCACTCAAGGCGGTAGACCTTTATATGAAAAAACCTGTAGAAGAACGCAAACCTTGTATGTTTGTACTAGACTCTTTAGGTATGCTTTCGACTGAAAAGGAGATTACGGATGCTCTTAATGATAAGCAAGTTCGTGATATGACTAAATCACAACTTGTGAAAGGTGCCTTCCGTATGCTTACTTTGAAGTTGGGGCAAGCAAATATTCCAATGATTGTAACCAATCACACATATGACGTTATCGGTGCTTATGTTCCTACTAAGGAGATGGGAGGTGGTAGTGGTCTTAAGTACGCCGCTTCTACTATCATTTATCTTAGCAAAAAGAAAGAAAAGGATGGAACAGAAATCGTTGGAAATATTATCAAGGCAAAGACTGCTAAATCGCGTTTGAGTAAAGAAAATCAAGATGTTGAAGTTCGTCTTTTCTACGATGAACGTGGTCTTGATCGATATTATGGTCTACTTGAACTTGGAGAACTTGGTGGACTCTGGAAAAATGTTGCTGGGCGTTATGAGATGAATGGTAAGAAGATATATGCAAAAGAAATCCTCAAAAATCCAGAGCAATATTTTACTGAAGATGTAATGCAACAACTGGATGAAATTGCAAAGAAAGAGTTTAGTTATGGTTGAATTAAATGATTTTATTCATATCTATGAAAATGCTTTAGATTCCAATATTTGTGATTTTTTGATCTCATTATTTGATCAGACTTCAGATAAACATGAAAGATGTGAAAATGAAGGAAAACCAAATTTTACTCAATTTAATTTTACAGAACATAGAGAATTAACTGAAGAAGTCAATCAAGTTCACAATCATATCATCAAAAATATTTTTACTTATCGTGATAAGTATTATGAATTCGTAGATGCTCGGGTATTTCCTAAAGATCATGCATTTGAACAATTTCGCATAAAAAAATATAATATTGGTGGCGAAGATCGGTTTGATACTCATGTTGATGTGTTAGACTATGATTCTGCAAGGAGATTTTTATCTTTTATGTGGTATCTAAACGATGTTGAAACAGGTGGAGAAACTATGTTTGAAGACATGATTATCAAACCTAAAAAAGGTACATTACTAATATTTCCACCACTTTGGATGTTTCCTCACAAAGGAAATTCTCCAATAAGTAATTCAAAATATATTATGAGTGCTTACCTACATTATAAGTAATGGAAAAAATTGAAACTACAATTCTTAGAAACTTAATATACAATGAAGATTATTCTCGCAAAGTCATTCCTTTCATACAACCAGATTATTTTGAGAGCAAATCCGAAAAGGTCATTTTTGAGGAGATTGTTCAATTCATTGTCAAGTATGGTTCGGCAATCACAATCGAAGCACTCGGTATTGAGATAGAAAATCGTACAGATTTAACTGAGGAACAAGTAAAAGAAATCAGAGAAATTAATAAATCTCTAGATGATTCTCCAGTAGAAAATCAATGGTTACTAGACACAACTGAAAAGTGGTGTAGAGATCGTGCTATCTATTTGGCACTCATGGAATCAATCCATATTGCAGATGGCAATAATGAAAAGAAAAATCGTGATGCAATTCCTAGCATTCTTTCTGATGCCTTAGCGGTATCTTTTGATAATAATATTGGACATGACTATTTACAAAATTATGAAGAACGATATGAGTTTTACCATAGACAAGAAGACAAAATTGAATTTGATCTCGAATACTTTAATAAAATCACGAAAGGTGGTCTCCCTAACAAAACTCTTAACATCGCTCTTGCTGGTACGGGTGTCGGGAAATCTTTATTCATGTGCCATGTGGCTAGCTCCGTCTTGCTCCAAGGACGGAACGTTTTGTACATTACGTTGGAAATGGCAGAAGAACGCATTGCTGAAAGAATTGATGCAAACCTTTTAAATGTACCAATTCAGAATATTACAGATTTACCCAAACAAATGTTTGAGAATAAGGTAACAAATCTATCCAAAAAAACACAAGGAACTCTCATAATCAAAGAGTATCCAACTGCTTCTGCTCACGCTGGTCACTTCAAGGCACTTTTGAATGAATTGTCTCTGAAGAAATCATTTAAACCTGATATTATTTTTATTGACTATCTGAACATCTGTGCTTCAAGTCGATATAAATCAAACCTTTCTGTAAATTCTTATTCTTATATTAAGGCAATTGCGGAAGAACTTCGTGGTCTTGCTGTAGAATTCAATGTTCCGATTGTAAGTGCAACTCAGACTACCCGTAGTGGTTTTGGATCTTCTGATGTGGAATTGACTGATACTTCGGAATCATTTGGTTTGCCTGCTACTGCTGACCTGATGTTTGCTCTGATTAGTACTGAAGAATTAGAGCAACTTGGGCAAATTATGGTGAAACAACTTAAGAATCGTTATAATGATCCAACAATCTACAAGAGATTTATTGTTGGAATTGATCGTGCAAAAATGCGTCTTTATGATTGTGAGCAGACTGCTCAGAAGGACATACTTGACTCTGGACAGGAAGACGAGTATAATGATAATGAAGACAAAAAACCCAAAAAGTCATTCGAAGGATTTAAATTTTAATGGAACAAAAACACGTTAATTTTGATAAGTATGCTGAGTTTGTGGATGCCGTAACTTCTGATGCATCCAAAGACTTTCTTGCTCTCTCTGATCGCCTGGTTCAACTGGATGAAAAGGGTGCTAATATTGAACGTCTTCTGACTGCCGCTGTTGGTATCAACGCCGAAGGTGGTGAGTTTATGGAGATCGTTAAGAAGATGGTCTTCCAAGGAAAACCTTATAATGAAGACAATCGTGAGCACCTTATCATTGAACTTGGTGATATTATGTGGTATGTTGCTCAGGCATGTATTGCACTTGATGTTACTCTTGATGATGTGGTTGCTCGTAATGTACAGAAACTTCTCAAGCGTTATCCTGAAGGTGCTTTTGATGTTTACTTCTCTGAAAACCGTGCTGCTGATGACCGATGACTAAAGAAAAACAAGTAACATTAAAAATGGATGCTCGATGCGCCGCCGCAGTGCGTCAAATTTTATTTGACGCACAAAAAGGATACACTTATGATGAAGTAAGTGTTCCTCCTCGTATTACTGATATTCGTGCAGTTATCCGAGACCTTGATAATAGTATTGGTGCAGTTCTTGGTGTTTCATAAATATTTCAAAAAATGTCTTTGATTGGTAAGAGAAAAGGAAGACCAACTACAAAAGTTCAATTTGATTTGATTCTTAGAAGGTTTCAGATTTTTTTAAAAAGAGAACTTCGTCTTACTTATGATATTCCAGTCATTCTTGTGGATGACGCAGATTTTGCTAAAAGAATTTCTGCGTTCGGTGAAATTTCAAAAGAAAATATAATTCATTTGAGCATCATTAATCGTCATCCCATGGATATATTGAGAACTCTTGCTCATGAATATGTTCACTATAATCAAAATATTAAGAAAGGTCTTGACCGTAAGAGTTCTCATGCAGGTAGTCCAACTGAAAATCAAGCAAATGCAAAAGCGGGTGAAATTATGAGAAAATATGGTACTCTTCATCCCGAACTATTTGACCTTATGCCACTTCGGTGATATAGTGGTCTTATGCCCAAGTGGTGAAATTGGTATACACGCATGACTTAGGATCATGTGCTTCGGCGTGGAGGTTCGAGTCCTCTCTTGGGCATTTAAATAAATAAATAATTATAATATCGTTGCCACAGATACTTTTTTACAAAAGTAGTAAGTAAATAATGAAAGAATTTAATCAGTTTATAACGGAAGCAACCTCTGCATCAGTTCAGGCAAAACGCCTTGGACTTGTTGGCGATGGGCATGGGGGATGGTATAATAGGGCTACTGGTGAATTTGAGGCAAAGACCGTGGGTGGTCAGTTGAAGTATTTTAACAAACGCCAAGTTATTGGTGGTAAAGATCCAAAGCAAAATGAATTTGAAAAAAATATTCCTCTTGGATCTTCATATCCAGAACAACCTGCTCCTCAACAAGCACCTGTAGATCAGCAAATCCAAGATATTCCACAGGAACAAATTCCTCAAGAAGAACCAGTAGTAACACCACCACCTGTTCCAAAAACTAAAGGAACATTAACCATTGCTTTTGGACGTTTTAATCCACCAACAATTGGTCATCAACAGTTGATGGACACTGCAGCAATGGCAGCAATGGAAGATGGTGGAGATTATATTATTGTTCCTTCTCGTAGTCAGGATAAAAAGAAAAATCCTTTGGATCCTGATACTAAAATTTCTTATATGAGACGGATGTTTCCCGATCATAGTGAAAGAATTATCAACGATGTTAATTACAAAACTATTTTTGATGTTCTAAAAAAAGCACATAATGATGGATATACTAATGTAAGAATTGTTGGTGGTGCCGATCGTGTCAAAGAATTTGAGAGATTGTCGAATGATTACAATGGACAACTTTACCAATTTGATGTAATTGATGTATTGTCTTCTGGAGATAGAGATCCTGATAGTAATAAAGGTGTAGAAGGAGTATCCGCATCAAGACTTAGACTTGCTGCGGCAGAAGGAGATTTTATAACATTTAGATCTGGTCTTCCTGCAGAAATTAAAAATAAAGAAGCACTTCAACTCTTTGATCTTGTTCGTCAAGGAATGGGAATTCAAGAGATTCAACAAGAGGGATATAATACTTGGGAAATTGCTCCAAAATTTGATCCACAATCTCTACGTGAAAATTATATTGATAAAAATATTTTCAAAGTCGGAACTTTTGTTGAAAATTTAAATACTGGATTGAATGGTAAAATTATTCGTAGAGGAACAAATTATCTTATTTGTGTAACTGAAAATGGGATGATGTTTAAGTCATGGATTAAAGATGTGAAAGAATCTTATTCAGAAAAACAAATGGACAGGGTGATGAGACTTCCAGGAAAACCAAATACTTTGGTAGGAACTTTAGGTGCTTTCATGTATGCATCAAAAATGACGCCAGGTGCTATTGGAGTTGGTGCAGAAAATCTTCAAGTTGGTGGAAAGGCATATGGTATTAATTTGATAAATAAAAATAGGAAAAAAGTAAAACGTTAAATTGTTCTCATGAAAAAGCATATTGCTGAAGATCTTCCTGCAAGAAAGCATCCACAAGCACAATTATCTCAATCCAATAAACCTGAAAGAAAAGATTCGGGTGATGGAAAAGATTCTGAAGGGGGAGAGAAGACTCCGGAGCAAAAAATTAAACAAGCTGTCTATGATATTAGATATCGTGCAAGAAGAGAGAATTTACCTCTTCGCTCAGCATATTCTCAATATATGCAAAATAGTTCTATGGGAGAACAAGAAAAAACAGCAGTGAGACAAAAACTTTTTGGTAAAGAGGGTGCTACAACTCAATCAGAAAATTTTAACACTTATATGAAAGAATCTGCTTCAAATGCAGTTTCAAAGGCACTTTATAAAGTATTTGTAGAAAAGAAAAATGAAGATATTGATCTAAATCAACTTAAAATGGATTTAGAAGAAAAGGCACATTTTAACAAATATAATACCTCTGAAGGGAAAAAATATAAAGTTAGAGTTACTGATAGAGAGAGTGGAGTATCTTATGTAAGATATGCTACTCGTGAAAAAATTAGTCAACTTAGAGCAAAAGGTCTTGAAGTTGAAATGTCCGAATACGGAACACCATATGAAGGTGAAAAGAAAAAAGGAGAGCAAACTGCTGCAGCATTGGGTGGCGGAAAGGCAAAGAAAGATTATGATGGTGATGGCAAAGTAGAAAGTGGCGCTAAAGAATATCGTGGTGCCGTTCATAATGCAATTCAACGCAAAAAAGGTGGAGTACCTGATGGAAAAGATACTTCAAATGTGAGGGAAGATTTTTTGGGTGAAGTGGCAGCAACAGCAAATCTGCCACAAACTGACTCTCCTCAGCAAGTAAATCCTGATGCTAATCCAACTCAGATTGATTTTACTACTAAAAAAAATAAAATAGTTGTAAATCCAACTGATAATTCACAGTCTAAATTAATGTCGCATCATGAAATGGAAGGCGATATGATTGTTGAAAACGGATACTCAAAGTTTTTAAAAAAAGTTCATTCTCTTCAAGAAAAGGCAGAGAGTGAACAACAACAAAAACTATTTGGACTTGCTCTTTCAGTTAAAAGAGGGCAAACTTCAAGATCAGAAGTGAGTGCTGAAGTTCTTAAAATCGTCGATTCGATGAGTGAAAAGGAAATTCGTAAATTTGCTAAAACAAAACATAAAGGAATTCCAAAACAAAAAGTTCAGAAAGAAGAAACTGAATGTGGTTCTGAAAAGGAAAATAAAGTAGATCGTCGTCCTCTTGAAACTGCAATTAATCTTGCAAAAAATAAAGTAAGGGCAATGGGTATTAAAAACCCTATTGTGATGGTTGCTTCTGAAAATGTTGAAGTTGTTGATGAAACAACAAAATTGTTTTACAAATTGCAAAAAGCAGGAAAGGGAGGTTCTAAAACAGCACAAGCACAACTGAGAACTGATGCTGATTTGAGAGCACAAAAGAGTGCAAAAATGGAAAGACAAAAAGCAAGACAAAGACAGGAAAAGGAATCTAGAGAAGATGAAGAACATCCTTCATTGTCTGCTCGTGAAAGAAATCCAAATTTAAAATAAAAAATTCTAAATAGGACAGGATACTCTTCACACGGAGGACATCATGACACTAGCAGCTATTGGTGCTTGGCTTGCAGCAAATGAAGGATTAATTGCAACTATTTTGCTTCTTATTTCAGAAGCGGTAGGTGCTAATCCAAAAATTAAAGCAAATGGAATTGTTTCATTCCTTCTCATTCAAGCACAACAACATCTAAAGAAAAGAGGTGCTAAGGATTTAACTCCCTGAGAGTTAAATCATTAATATAAGTAGGAGATCTTTTTATGAGGTCTCCTTTTTTTATAAATATCTCTAGAAAAGAATTCATAGGTAAGGAAACATGTCTCTTTGGGGCAATAAAGATTCATTCAGTTCTGGTCTTACAGGAACTATTACAATTGATCTAAGTACTGAAGTTGTAACTGGAAGCGGTACAACTTTTGTAACTGCTGGAATTTCTGCTGGTGATATTTTAGTCATTGGTGTCGGAGCAACATATGGTCAAGCAGTTATTGCTGGAGTAACTTCTGCTACTCAACTTTCAATTGGATCAACTCAGTTTATCACCGGAATTGGAACGGTTGGTTTTGGTGCAACTGTTGGTGTTGCTTACACAGTAACTCAAAAACCAAAGTATACCCTTCAAGATGGTCAATACTTTGCACCAGATGTAAAGGCAAATAGATTCTCTGCAGTATTTGGTGTAGGAACAACCGAAGCTACAGTTGCCGCTGGAACTACTGTTGGTGGTAAGAATGCTGCTTATGCAGTTGCTCACGCTGGTTGGGTAGGTGTTACAACATATGTTGATAATCACGGAAACTTCAGAGTTAAGTCAGAAACCTTAGTTGCTGGAAGCAGCATCACTGGCGATGCTGACGATGATTCAAGATATCCAGATAGCTGATAATAAGATATGAGATTTGATGAGTTGAATGAAGATAATTATTTGTTATTCGCAGTAAAGTTTTACGATAATCCTCAATCGGTGACGTTTGAGGATTTTGAATCTGATTTAAAAAGAATTAAGTATATAAAAAGATTATTAAAAAGATATAAAAACACAGGTGAATTAAAAATTCATTTAATACTAAATCATTTAATAGTCTTATTCAATGTTTTTAATGATGCTACTATTCCTTTATTATTTTATAATTTGGATGAAGAACTTTGGTCTTATATAAAAAGTTTTTTAATATTTTTAAATAGACTACCAGAGTATCCAAAAACTTCTGTAAATAATATCCCTGAAGATGAAGAGTGTCTAAAACAACTACAAGCAATTTAATGGACAAGTTAGATAAGTTAATTCAAATTATTCATAATCTTAAGGAAGAAGGTGAAGGAGCAATCGCTAACGTAGTTGGTGATGGTGAAAAGTCACTGGGATATAATATTCAAACTGGTACTCCTCCAGTATGGAAAACTGGGAAGAAAAAAACCTATTCCAAAGGTGGAAAAGGTTCTCGTAAATGGTGGTTACAATATCTTAAGCAAAAATAATAAAAATAAATATTAGTAGATTTGTTATGTTATTCATGTAGCAAATCTCATATCTTCCAATCATGTTTAACCAAAACACTTCATCCGACACGAAAATTGCCGTACTAGAGGAGCGTCTATCGTCATATGAGATTATGATGAGAAAAATAGACGAAGCAATACAAATAATGGGTAAGACTAGTCAAAACATCAGTAAGATGTTGGCAGTCCACGAAGAGAAGATAGAGAATTGTGGTAAGACGGATGAGATGATTTCAAATATGATTCATGAGATGAAAGATGAAAATAAAGAACAACATAGGCAGGTATCTGAGAAAATTCAATCGTTGGAAACAAAAGTGGAAGATCTTGTTAAGTTTCGTTGGATTATCGCAGGTGCAGCAATTCTATTATCATTTGCAGTTTCTCAGTCCCATATGGTAGTAGATATCTTGACACCAGACCAAGCACCTGTTAAAGTAGAGACCACGAAGTAATAACCTCTTCATAATGGATCTGATTGACTCCAAGTATATTGGACTAGTTTCGTCACGACTGCAAAAATTTAAAAGGGTTAAATCGGATCTCTACAACTTCCGCTGTCCCATTTGCGGTGACTCTCAAAAAAATAAGAATAAAACTAGAGGATACTTATATTCTGTGAAGAATAATACAAATTTTAAGTGTCATAATTGTGGGGCAAGTTTATCCTTCAATAACTTTCTTAAAGAGATAGATCCTACACTGCATAAGCAGTATACGATGGAAAAGTTTAAAGAGGGTCATACTGGTAGAAACTTCGTGGTTGAAGAACCTAAGTTTGAGTTTGCAAAACCAGTTTTTAAGAAGAAACTAGATTTGCTCAAAGCATCTGAGGTTCCAATTGCCAAAGAATACCTGGAAAAGAGAAAACTAAATCCTGAAAAGTTTTATTTTGCTAACAAATTTAAGCAGTGGACTAATACTCAAAAACATACTTTTGATATTATTGGTAAAGATGAGAGTCGTATTATTATACCAATGTATGATACTGACAACAATCTTATTGGATTTCAGGGAAGAGCACTAGGTTCAAACTCTGTTAAATATATCACTGTGATGCTTTCTGGTGACGCACCAAAAATTTATGGGTTGGATCAAATTGATACTTCAAAACCCATTTACATTGTTGAAGGACCCTTCGACTCCACATTTATACAAAATGCTGTTGCTATGTGTGGGTCCGACATTGATATTAGGTCGTTTGGTTGGTGCGATTATATTTACGTTTTTGATAACGAACCTCGCAATCGAGAAATCGTCAACCGAATATCAAAAACCATCGATAGAGGCGACAAAGTGATTATTTGGCCAACAAGTATCCAGCAAAAAGATATTAATGATATGGTTTTGGCTGGACTTAATGTTATGAATGTGTTAAAATCAAATACCTACTCAGGTTTAGAAGCAAAAATTAAGTTTAACAACTGGAAGAAAATATGAGCAACGGAACAAAAGTCGTTAAAAGAAATGGTGCTACCGAAGTATTGGAGTTAAATAAACT